GAAACCCGTGGTGAATCACAAGGGCGGTGACAAGCATGATTGCCGTGCTTCCCAGCTTGAATGGGCCACCATTTCCGAAAACACAAAACACGCATGGGATCACGGGTTGATCCAGCGGGGGGGGGGGTGAAAAGGCGTGGCCGGGGAAAAGAACTTTGAAAACCGCCTGAAGAAGTGGTTGGAATCTGAAGGGATTTACCCCCTTGGGGAACCGGCTGACCGGATGGCCGTTCCGCCCTGTGGGTATTATGAAAAGCGTTGGGGCGGGGGCCGGTATGTGAAAAGCGGCTTGCCTGATATGCGGATCGTGGTTTGTGGGATTGCGTTTGAAGTAGAACTGAAGGACACCCACGGAAAGCCTTCAGACCTTCAGAAACGGAATATCAAGCAGATCAACCGATCCGGGGGAATTGGCCTTGTGCTTTATCCTGAAGGATTCGACACCTTCAAATCTATGGTGAAAGGGGTGAAAACGTGGTTAGATGTTCCCATAGCAGAATTGAAACATTTTGCCGGTGTTCGTTTAAGTACAAGTTGCAATATGTTGACGGATTGAACACGATCCCCAACACGGACGCAGACAACGCCCTGATTTTAGGAACCGCGCTTCACACCGGCATTGAAGAAGGTGTTCAACAGGCCCTTGAATTTTATCAAAACAGCTTCCCGGTGCTGACCGATGATCATATTACGGAAATGATGAAGCTGGAAGCCCTGATTCCCAAAGCAAAGGCCATGTTGCCACCGGGCGGCAAGTTTGAACTTCCCATTGGGGATGCCGATTTCATTGGGTTCATGGATTACCTTGCCCCGGTTCAGTTGGAATTGATCGGCGGCAAAACTGAAATCTGTGATGCCTGTGACCGGGAACAATGCCCGGAAGCGTATGGGGGCTATTGTTCGTGGGGGAAATTTATCAAAGCGGCCACGGATGTTTTTGACCTGTATGATTTCAAGTATTCCAGCAACATCAAATCTTATCAGGAATCAGGCCAATTACATGAATACAAGTATTGGTATGAAAAGACCCATCCCGGCCACCGGATCAGGAATATGTATTTCCTGATGGTTCCCAAGGTGAAGATCAAGCAGAAGAAAACAGAAACCCTTCAGCAATTCCGGGATCGTTTGGTGGATGCCCTGAAGGAAGCGGAACCCACATTGGTTCCTATCGAATACAACCCTTTGAAGGTGGTTGATTTCCTGACCAACGCTAAACACATGATTGAAGCCACCGAATTTCCCAGAAATCCAAACCACTTTTGCGGGTGGTGTGAATTTGAAGAATATTGTCAGAAAGGATGGAATTACATGATTCTTCCCAAAAATGAAAGGCGTGATCTGAACGCCACAAAGAAGAAGGTTATTTGGGTGTATGGTGCGCCCTTCAGCGGAAAGACCTTCTTTGCAAACAGCTTCCCCGATCCGCTGATGCTGAACACCGATGGCAACATCAAGTTTGTGGATGCCCCCTATATTCCGATCCGGGACACCGTGACGGTGGAAGGGCGGATCACCAAACGGCAGATGGCATGGGAAGTGTTCACCGATGCAATCACGGAATTGGAGAAGAAACAGAACGATTTCAAAACCGTGGTGGTTGACCTTCTGGAAGATGTGTATGAGGCTTGCCGGGTGTATATCTGTGACCGGCAAGGCTGGAAGCATGAATCGGATGATTCTTTCCGCGCATGGGATATGGTACGATCCGAGTTCCTGAACACCCTGAAGCGGCTGATGAACACCGATTATGAAAACATCATCCTGATTTCCCATGAGGACAGAACCCGCGATCTAACCCGCAAGAGCGGTGACAAGATCAGTTCCATCAAGCCCAACCTTCAGGATAAGGTTGCCAACAAGGTTGCCGGTATGGTTGACCTTGTGGCCCGGATCGTGGCGGATGATAATGAACGGGTGCTTTCCTTCAAGGCGTCTGAAGTGATCTTTGGCGGTGGGCGTCTGACCGTGCGAAATAAGGAAATCCCGCTGGATTATGCCGCCTTCTGTGAAGTCTATGATGAAGCCAATCAGAAGGCCGCTGGAAGCCTTCAGACGGGCGGTAACACGCCCCCGGCCCCTGATGCCGATAAGGAACCGGAAACCCCGCAGACGGGCCGCAGAAGGGGAAGAAAGCCCAAAGAGGATGCCCCCGCCGATCCCCCGGCAGAACCGGCACCGGAACCGGAAGCGAAACAGGATGATCCCCCGGCTGATGATCAGGCCCCGTGGGAAGGTGACGATGAACCCGCCGCCCCGGTGGATGATCCCACCAAATACCCCGCTTGCCCGGATGGGGATCGGATTTTCAAACAGTTCAATGACAGCAAGGGTGAAATTCCCCTTTGCCCCAACATTGATGCCGCGCACAAATGCCACAAGTACGATGATCCCCGCAAATGCCCCCTTTTGAACGCCCCCAAAGAGGAAGCACCCAAGATGGATGTGAATCCGCCCCGCAGAACCCGCAAAAAGCGTGAATCCTGATCCACCGGATCAATTCAACATATTTAATAAAAAAAAAAGGAGATTTTGAACCATGGCTATTGATTTTGACAAAATCGACAAAACCGTTGACCTGAAGGGCCTTCAGGCGGATGTGGAGGAAGCAAAAAAGAACGGGGGCGGGGATTTCCCCACCATCCCGGCTGGCAAGTATGAAGTGAAGCTGGAAACCATGGAAATCAAGGGAACCAAGGCTGATCCCAACCGCCCCATGCTGGCTGTTTCCTTCAAGATTCTGGCCGGTGAGTACAAAAACCAGCGCCTTTTTATGAACCGGGTTCTGTACGGCACCAAGAACGACAAGAACATGATTGCTTCCGCCATGGGCTTTCTGGAAAAGCTGGATTCCGGTGTTCCGATCAGCTTCCAGAGCTACAAGCAGTTCGCCCAGCTTGTTCTTGATGTGGCGGAAGCCATTGATGGAAAACTGGAATATGCGGTGGATTACGATGATTCCCGTTTCAACAGCATTTCCGTTGATGAAGTGTTTGAGGTAGAATAATTTTTTACCCCGAAAGTTCAAGTTCCTGAACCTTTTTGAAACTTAACTTTCAACATTGCCGGGGCGCTTGCCCCGGTTGGCACCAAAGCTGAAGCCTTCCCGTTGGCGGTGCTGTTTTCACTAATTCAGCAATTTCAAAAGAAAGCCGGTGGACAAGTGATCTTTTATGATTTTGAGGTTTTCGCCTATGATTGGTTGGTTGTGTTCATTGACCTGAACGCCCGAAAAGAAACGGTGATCATCAATGACCGGGCCAAATTGGAAAGGTTTTATGACCGGCACAAGGGGGAAATTTGGGCCGGGTACAATAATCGGAACTATGACCAATACATAGTGAAGGGGATTCTGTGCGGGTTCAACCCCAAACAAGTGAATGATTGGATCATCCTTCAGGATAAACCCGGATATAGATTTTCCAACCTGTTCAGGAATTTCCCCTTGATCAATTATGACTGTATGCCTAACCCGCCAATCAGCCTGAAGGCGCTGGAAGCCTTCATGGGCCACAATATCAAAGAAACATCGGTTCCCTTCGATATTGACCGGCCTTTAACAGAAGCGGAGATTGCCGAAACCGTCAAGTATTGCCGCCATGATGTGGAAGAAACCGTGGAAGTGTGGTTAAGGCGGAAGGAAGATGAATTTGATGCCCAAATGTCACTTGTGAAGGCGTTCAACCTTCCTATTGGTGACATTGGAAAGACAAAGGCCCAGCTTTCCGCCAAAATCCTTGGAGCGGTTCAGAAGGATCACAATGATGAATTTGAACTGGATATTCCTGACACCTTGCGGATTGAAAGATACAAAGAAGTTTTGAATTGGTACAAAAACCCCCTGAACCGTGATTATTCCAAATCCCTTGAAATCATGGTTGCCGGGGTTCCTCATGTTTTCGCGTGGGGCGGTTTACATGGAGCAATCCCCAAATATACCGGGGAAGGTTGCTATGTGAATGTTGATGTGGCGAGTTATTACCCATCCTTGATGCTTCGTTATGGGTGGATCAGCCGCAATGTTGCCGATCCTGAACGGTATGCCGAGATATACCACACCCGTTTGAAGCTGAAGGCCGCAAAAGACCCGAAACAGGCCCCCTATAAGATTGTTCTAAACAGCACTTATGGAGCCATGAAGGACAAGCACAACGCCATGTTCGATCCCCGGCAAGCAAACAATGTTTGTGTGGGTGGGCAACTTCTTCTTCTGGATTTGATTGAACGGCTTGAAGATCATTGTGAAATCATCCAGAGCAATACGGATGGTATTTTGGTAAAACTTCGCCGCTATGAAGATTTTGATCTGATTGATGATATTTGTTGGGAATGGGAAGAAAGAACCGGGATGCGGCTGGAATTTGATGAATTTCAGAAGGTGTTCCAAAAGGATGTAAACAATTACCTGATTGTTCCCGCTGGCCCCCTGTTTGACGAAAAGGGGAAACCCCGGTGGAAATGCAAAGGGGCCTATGTGAAGAAACTTTCTGATCTGGATTATGATCTTCCGATTGTAAACCGGGGAATCATCAACTTCTTCCTTCATGGCACCCGCCCGGAAGATACTGTGGCCGGGTGTGAAGCCTTCCGGGATTTTCAGAAGGTGGTGAAGGTTTCCAGCAAATACAAATACGCCATATATTCCCCCATCATCACCTTGGAAAAGATCAGGGATGAAAATGGGAAGCTGAAAACCGTGAAGCGGTTCAGCGGTGGTGAGATTCAAAAGGATGCAACATTCCGGGTGTTTGCTTCCAAGGATAAACGGAAAGGCGGCTTGTTCAAGGTTTCCGGGAAGGTGATCCGGGGCCGGGAGAAGAACCCGGAACAGTTTGCCAATACGCCTGAACATTGCTTCTTCGTCAATGAAGCGGTGGACGGGATGCCGATCCCGGATGAACTGGATAAACAGTATTACATCAACATGATTTATGACCGGTTGAAGGATTTTGGTGTTTCCTTCAGCGGGGGGGGGCTGAAACATGAACCTGTTTAGGGGTTATGTTCTGACACAAAACAAACAATGCCTTGAAAAGTTCAAAGGCGTGAAAAATTTGAAAACCCTTGAAGAAGTTCAGGATGCCCCGGAATATGCCGGGATTCTTGGGGATGAAACGATCCTGATTGATGTTGATAACGGAAAGACTTCTGATCTTCTGTTTGAGATTGTCAAGGATTTGGGCTTGAAATGCCGGGTGTATAAAACCACCCGTGGAAAACACTTCTATTTCCGCAACCCTGAAGGGTATGTGGGGAAAAGCTGGACAAAGAAAACCCTTGCTTTGGGCATTGAAACGGATGCCAAGGTTGGCCGAAACAACAGCTATGCAATCATGAAGTTCAAGGGTGTGGATCGGCCCATTCTTCAGGATTGCCCGGAAGATGAAATTCAGGTTCTTCCCCGATGGTTGACGCCGGTGAACACCAACATGAAGTTTTTGGAAATGAACGCCGGTGACGGAAGAAACCAAAGCCTGTTTGCCTATATCCTGACCCTTCAAAGCGAGGATTTCACTAAAGAGGAAGCACGGGAAACCATACGCCTGATCAATCGGTATATTCTTTCTGATCCGCTTCCTGATCGTGAACTGGAAACGATTCTTCGGGATGATGCTTTTCAAAAGCCGGTGTTCTTCAAGGATAAAACATTCCTACATGATAAGTTTGGAACTTATCTGAAGAACAACAATCACATTGTAAAAATCAATGGACAGCTTCACATATACCAGAACGGTATTTACATCCCCGGCGCTTCCGTGATTGAAGGGGCCATGATCCACCATATTCCCAACCTAAAGCGGGCGCAAAGATCGGAAGTTCTGGCCTATCTTCAGATTTCCATTGATGAAGAAACCAAAGCCCACAAGCCCAACCTGATTGCCTTCAAAAATGGCCTTTATGACATTCGGGATGGTTCATTCAAAGAGTTCAGCCCCGATATTGTAATCACCAATAAGATACCTTGGGCCTATAATCCCGCCGCCCATTCTGACCTTCTGGAACATACCCTTGACCGGCTGGCCTGTAATGATCCTGAAGTCCGGGCCTTGCTTGAAGAAATGGTGGGCTATTGTCTGTATAGGCGGAATGAGTTGGGCAAAGCCTTCATCCTGATTGGTGATAAGTCAAACGGCAAATCCACATTCCTTCACATGGTTAAAAATATGTTGGGAGATTCCAACATTGCTTCCCTTGACCTGAAGGAATTGGGGGATCGGTTCAAAACCGCTGAACTGTTTGGAAAGCTGGCAAACATCGGTGATGATATTGGGGATGAATTTATTGCCAATGCTTCAGTTTTCAAGAAACTTGTCACCGGGGATCGGGTGAATGTGGAGCGTAAAGGGCAAGACCCCTTTGAATTTAACAACTATGCAAAGTTCCTATTTTCCGCCAATAATATTCCCCGCATGAAGGACAAAACCGGCGCTGTTCAAAGGCGTTTGGTGATCGTTCCCTTTGATGCCAAATTCACACCGGATGATCCCGATTTCCGCCCATTCATCAAGGATGAACTTTGTGAACAGGAACCCATGGAACACTTGATTCTGTTAGGGCTTACGGCCCTGAAGCGGGTATTGAGTAAGGCACAATTCACCACTTCCGCAAGGGTTCAAGGACAGCTTGACGATTATGAAGAAAACAATAATCCGATCATCGGATTCATCCGGGAAGTTGGTGTGGATGCCATTGAAAATGAAACCACAAAAACCATTTACCGGAAGTATAAGGAATATTGTATTTCCAATAATTTTCAGGCGCTTTCCAATATTGAGTTTTCCCGGCAGATTACCAAACGCTGTGGATTCATCATCGTGGATAAGTGGATCAGCCGCCTTGGGAAATGCCGTGTGTTTGTGAAAGAAGGGGGTGATGAATAAATGGGAGGTTCAAAGAAGGTTTTCACCACCCTTGGGAGTTCAAACCATGTGCCTGAAGAACGGGAACGGTTTGACTATTACGCCACCGATCCAAGGGCGGTGGAACTTCTTCTGGAAATGGAAGCCTTTGCCCCGGTGATATGGGAACCGGCTTGCGGGGAAGGCCACATTTCAAAGGTTCTGGAAGCCCACGGCCATGAAGTCATTTCCACGGATTTGATATACCGGGGATTTGGTGATCCTGATCCGCTGGATTTCCTGACAGAAACCATTGAAGGTTTTGAAGGCGATATAATCACCAACCCGCCCTATTCCGTGGGCCTTGAATTTGTAGAACGGGCATTGGAGAGTGTGCGCCCCGGTGGGAAGGTTGCAATGTTCCTGAAGGTTCAGTTCCTTGAAGGGCAAAAACGGGGCGAGTTCTTCCGAAAGTCCCCCCCCCGAACCGTTTATATTTCCCGTTCCCGGCTGGCCTGTTTCAAGAATGGGGATATGAGCGGAAAACCGGAAAGCGCCATTGCCTATGCTTGGTATGTATGGGAAAAGGGGTTCACCGGCGATCCCGTGATCAAATGGTTTAACTGAAAGGAAGAAAGCTATGGTTGATACGGTACACATTGAATGGGGAACCGGCTATATGAATTTGTGGTTGCCGGGGTTCTTTCCTTGCCCTATGGACAAATTCAAGAAAATCCTGAAGCTGATCCGGGAAGATTGGGATCATCAAGAGGAAATCCGGGAAACTTTGAAAGTTCACTTTCAAAACAGAATTGATGAACTGAAGGCGGAAATGAAGAACAAAGCCAATGAATATGTGAACTTGAACACAAAAATTAAGGAAAGAACCCAGCATATCAAAGAAAAGAAGTTTGCAAACGGGTTGAGAATGAACAAGGAACAGGTGAAGGATCAGCGGCAATTCCTGAAGGATGATAAGGAAGCCGCCCGGAAAACCCTTGCAGAGTTCAAAGCCCTTGAACGTAAAGCCCAGCAATTTCCCAGATTACTTCAGATGTTGGAGGAAGAAAGCAATGGATAAAGTTGAAGCACATAAACAAATATGTTTGGGCCTGAATGATCTATATGCCCGGAAAAATGCGGATTATGGTGATTCTTTCCACCTGTCCTTCATGGAAGAAGGAATGGCAATGGCCCGGATCAGGCTTGGGGACAAGCTGAACAGATTCAAGGCCCTTTCAAAGAGCGGTGAACAGCGGGTTCAGGATGAAAGCATGAAGGACACCCTTCTTGACCTTGCCAATTATGCCATTATGACGGTGCTTGAAATGGAGTGTGCCGCCAATGAATGATTTGGATTTCATCAAGGGCCGAATTTCCCGATTGGATATGCTGGCCCAGCTTGCGGAAGAATCCGCAGAATTGGCACAAGCGGCCTTAAAACTTCATCGGAAAATGAACGGCATCAACCCAACACCCAAAACCATTGAAGAATGTGAAGCCGCCCTTCTGGAAGAAACAGCAGATGTTGAATTGGTTCTTCACCTGTTGGGGCTGTTCAGCAATCAGAAACACCGGGATCAAATCAGTTTGACCATGGCAGAAAAAAGCCTTCGTTGGGCAAACCGCCTGAAGGCAACAAATGAAGAAAGGAACGATTGAACTATGAAGATCATCAATGCAAGTGTGGAGTTTATGACCCCTGTGAACGGTGCCGCGATCCTGAAGCAGATTGAACAGGCGGGGCGGGTGTGCTACAAATCCGAGGACAAGATCACCGAGGATTCCGCTGTGAAGTTTGTGGGCAACATCATCAAGCGCGGCCATGAAGCGGTTCTGGAACACGCTTCCTTTGGCGTTCGTTTCATCGTGGATCGTGGGGTTTCCCATGAGATTGTGCGCCACCGGCTGGCCGCATATTGTCAGGAATCAACCCGGTATTGTAATTATACATCCGGGAAGTTTGGTGAGGAAATCACCGTGATCATGCCCTGTTTCTTGGAGCGTGGAACCGCCACCTTCAGAATGTGGAAAACCGCCTGTGAAATGGCTGAAACCCAATACAACAACATGATCCATGAAGGATGCACCCCGCAGGAAGCCCGATCTGTGTTGCCCAACAGCTTGAAAACAGAAGTGGTTATGACCGCCGATGTTCGGGAATGGCGGCATTTCCTGAAACTTCGTTGTTCCCCCGCCGCCCATCCCCAAATGAGGGAAGCCGCCTTGATGCTGTTGGAAATGTGCCATGAGAACATCCCGGTTCTGTTTGATGATATTTGGGGTGAATATCATGCCGGTGTTTAAGAAGGCCGGTGGGCGAATTTTCGGGGTTCAGTTCAACAGCAATGAACAAGCCGCCGTTGACCAAGAGATCAAGCGCCAAATCGTAGAGAATGACCGCAAATTTTCCATGGATCAGGAAGCCGCTATTCTGTGGATGCTTCACACCCGGTTCCGGTTCGGTGTCAAACGCCTGAAGGAAGCATGGCGCTTGATGTATGCCGAAAAGGAAGCCTTGCGGGAACATTATGAAATGCCCAAGGAAGATGAAACATGGCTTTGTTTGCGGAAGCTGAAGGAATTGGGTGTTGACCTTGAAGAACTATACCGGGAAGAAGGTGTTGCCGATGCCCAAACCGTGGATGAATAAAGAAGGCTATCCCGATCCCACCGCCTACAAGGGCATGAAACACATAATTCAAGCGGAGAACGAACAGGAAAAACGCCTTGCAACCTTAATCTTCGTGTTGAAATACATCATTCGTCTGGCCGGGTTCGACCTGTTGAACAGGATTGAACTGAAGGACAAGAAAACCGGGAAGGAATACAGATGAAATACATTAGGCTGGATCAGCCTTTGGCCCTGTCCGTTTCAAAGTCTGTTCCCGGATTCAAGAAACCTTGTTTGATGATCATGCAAGGGAATGTTGCGTGGAAGGTTGCCACTTTCACCAATGCTGAAATGGCTGAAGAATTTGAACAGTTCATGGATAAATTCTTAAAGCCATGGATCGGAAAAGGCGGTGGAATGTGAAACACCAAAACGGTTATAGGCGGGTGGGCTATCTGGAACAATGTTGGTATTTGATCCGGTGCTGGATCAGGAACCGAGGGCGGAAGCATGGAAAATGAACTTCGTGAAGTTGCCCGGATTCTGACCGAGAAAGAAACTGAAATCCGAGAACTGACCCTTCCCCCGGTTTGGGAACGCAGAACCGAACACCTGACCCCGGATGAATACCGGGCTTTTCAACGGTATGTGAAAGACCAGCAAACCACCATCAACGCCCTTCGTTTCTATTTCAACCATCTTCGCGCCACCCAAAGCGTTCAACAGCCGGGGCGATAGTGATTAGGGCAAATGTTGAAGGGGATGTTGAAGGCCCTGAAACCCTTGTGAATACTGGATTTTTTAACCTTTTCATTCAACATTCAAGATTGCTTTATTACTTAAAATAAAAATAAAAAAAAATAATATATAGTAATGTTTGTTATAAAAGAAGTTGTAATAGCACCTTGAATGTTGAATGTTGAAGGATTTTTCAAAAAGTCCTTTGTTTATGCGGGTTTGCGCCCCTTCAACATGATCCTGATTCTTCAAGATGCAAAAAGGAAGTGACATAAAATGACCGACAAAGAGATTTCCCAGCAAGCGAAAGAATACTTGATGCAGATTTCAAAAACGGATCGGCTGATCAAGCGCCTGACGGAAACGGTTTCCACCTTGCGATCCAGTTTGACCAGCGGCAATTATGAACTGAAACAGGATGTTGTTCAGACTTCAGGCCCGAAAAATGCGCTTGAAAATACCATGCTGAAGATCGTTGACCTTGAAAAACAGATTGATGATCGAATTGATGAATTAGTTTCCATGAAGGCTGATGCTTTGAAAAAAATCAAAGAACTTCCTGACTTTGATCAGCAATCAGTTTTGATTTCGCGCTATGTGCAAGGGGTGAAGTGGTTGCAGATTTCAGAAGATATGAACTATTCCATTTCACAGGTTTATAAAATTCACGGAAACGCCCTGTTAAGTTTCGGAACAAAATACCCTAATCTTTCAGCATAACATAAGAATTGCTATAAAATCCTACCATTCAAATTGAATGATAGGATTTTATAGTTTACGGTGTGTTAAAGTATAAATGAAAAAATCCACCCTACGGGTGGATTTCTGTTTTTTCAGGAAAGGGGGAATACCCGTGACTAAAAAGCAAAAGCGTTTTGTGGAAGAATACTTAATTGACTTGAACGCCACACAAGCCGCAATTCGGGCCGGGTATTCACCTATAACAGCGCAAGAGCAAGGTTCAAGAATGTTATCAAATGTTATGGTTCAAACTGCCGTTGCAAAAGCTATGGCTGATCGGAGCCGCCGCACGGGTATCAATCAGGATCGGGTTGTGCTTGAACTTGCTAAAATTGCCTTTGTCAATGCCGCCGATGTAATTGATTCTTCAAATGCTACAATTAAATCGGATGCTACCGCTGATGATACGGCGGCTATCCAATCCGTGAAAGTTAAAGTAATCCCCACAAAAGACGGGGAAGGCATAGAACGAGAAATCAGGCTGAATGACAAAATAAAGGCGCTGGAACTTCTTGGGAAACACTTGGGGATGTGGAATGATAAAGTTGAAATGAATATGAACATCCCGGTTGTTATTTCGGGGGCTGATCAGCTTGTCGATTAGTTCACAACATATTTTTGGGTATCAGAAATTCATTCAACCAACGAAACCCGCTACAAAAGATGGAATACATCTTTTCTTGCCAAAAGTGGTGGGCCGGGGTTATGCCACTTTTTGGAACTTCAAAGGCCGTTACCGGGTATGCAAGGGTTCCCGTGCTTCAAAGAAATCCAAAACCACGGCTTTGAACATCATTTGTCAAATGATGAAATACCCAGATGCCAACACCCTTGTTGTTCGGAAAGTGTATAGAACCCTGAAGGATTCCTGTTTCACGGAATTGAAGTGGGCCATTCACCGCCTTGGGGTTGATGCCTATTGGGAAATCAAGGAATCCCCGCTGGAACTAACATACACCCCCACCGGCCAAAAGATTTATTTCCGGGGCTTGGATGATCCGTTGAAGGTGACTTCTATCACCGTTTCTGTGGGTTATCTGTGCTGGATGTGGATTGAAGAAGCGTATGAAATCAGCAAAGAAGCGGATTTTGATATGCTTGATGAATCCATCCGTGGTGCGCTTCCCCCGGAAACCGGCCTGTTCAAACAGATCACCTTGACCTTCAACCCTTGGAATGAACACCATTGGATGAAGAAGCGGTTCTTTGATGCCGCCCCCGATCCTGACATTCTGGCCCTGACAACCAACTATCTGTGTAATGAATGGCTGGATGCCGCCGATCTGAAGGTTTTTGAAACAATGAAGGCCAATAACCCCCGGCGCTATCGTGTGGCCGGTTTGGGTGATTGGGGCATTGTGGATGGCCTGATTTATGAGAATTGGCGGGAAGAATCGTTCAACTATGTTGAAATCAGTAAAAAACCCGGTGTGAAATCGGCCTTTGGGCTTGACTTCGGATATACCAATGACCCAACCGCCATGTTCTGTGGCTTAATCAGTACGGCGGAAAAAACCATTTGGGTGTTTGATGAACTGTATGAAAAGGCCCTGACCAACCAAAAGATCACGGAACGGATCACCGCCCTTGGCTATGCCAAAGAGCGGATCAAGGCAGATTCAGCGGAGCCGAAAAGCATTGTTGAATTGCGGGAAGCTGGCCTTCTCCATGTAAGAGCCGCCCGGAAGGGTAAAGATTCCGTGAACAATGGTATTCAGTACATTCAGAACTATACCATCATCATCCATCCCCGATGTGTGAACTTCTTAACAGAGATTTCAAACTATACTTGGGATGAAGATAAATTTGGAAACAAGATCAATCAGCCCATTGACGATTTCAACCACCTTATGGATGCTATGCGTTATGGGCTGGAAGATGTTCTGATCGGCCCCGCCTTCAGCTTTGATTGATGGTATAGTAATAGCAAAGTAACAAAACGGCCCGGAAACTTTGTGTTTTCCGGGTTCCGTGTTTATTGGGTGATGAAATCATGTTTGAACAACAGCGGATATTGAACAAGATTGAACAATGGGTGGAGCGCCTACCCTATAACACGGTGAAGATTGAAATTCAGCTTCCGGGCCAAACCCTGACGCTGGAAAAGGACAAAGCAAGGCCGGTGGGTTTTGCCCCCCCCCCTATTCACAAGGAAGGTGATTGAATATGCTTTTCAATGATACTGAAACCGCCCGGATCAATCGCCTGATCGTGGAAGGGGCGGGAAGGGGCCTGACGGAACGGGAATTTTTCGCCCGTGAGATCGTGGCATGGAAATCTTCACCGGAACGGATGGAGCAAATCAAGGGTGAAGTGTACTATGACGGGCGGCATGATATTCTTGACCGCAAGCGCACGGCCATTGGCGCTGATGGAAAGTTGGAAGAAGTGCCAAACCTTCCCAACAATCACATCATCGACAACCAATATGCAAAGATGGTGGATCAGAAAACCAACTATCTTGTGGGCAAGCCCATTTCCTTCAGCGGTGACAATGATCAATATATTGAACTGCTGAAAAAGCGGTTCAACAAAGCCTTTAACCGCCTGTTGAAGTACATCGGGGAAGATGCCTTGAACGGCGGTAAATGCTGGCTGTTCATCTATTACAATGACAAGGGTGAACTGTGTTACCGGCGCTTCCCGGCTTTTCAGGTGCTTCCTTTTTGGGCTGATGATGATCACACCGTTTTGGATGCCGCCGCCCGTTTGTACCTTCAGGAAGTTTGGGATGGGCTGACAAAGAAAATGGTGGAGCGGGTGGAGATTTACAAGCCTGATGGCATTTATCGTTATGTGCTTGACGGTTCCACCCTGATCCCGGATGTGGAATTGGGTGATTATTCCCCCTATATCACGGTGAAAACCGGGGAAAAGGTTGAATCCTATGCTTGGGATCGCTTGCCCCTGATTTGCTTCAAGTACAACAAACAGGAAACCCCGCTGATCCGCCGTGTGAAATCGCTTCAGGATGCTATCAACACCATCCTTTCCGATTTTCAGAATAACATGGAAGAAAACACCCGGAACACCATTCTTGTTCTTCACGAATATGACGGGCAAGATTTAGGGGAGTTCCGCCACAACCTTTCCACCTATGCCGCTGTGAAGGTTCGTGAAAATGGCGGGGTTGATACCCTGACCGTGGAGATCAACAGTGAGAATTACAAAACCATCCTTGACCTGTTCAAGAAGGCCCTGATTGAAAATGCCCGTGGCTATGATGCAAAGGATGATCGTTTGAGCGGCAACCCCAACCAAATGAATATCCAATCCATGTATTCTGACATTGACCTTGACGCAAACAGCATGGAAACGGAATTTCAGGCCGCTTTGGAACAGTTGCTTTGGTTTATCCATCAGGATATGAAAACTAAAGGGGAAGGCGATTTTGAGAACGAGGAAATCACCATTGTTTTCAACCGTGACATTCTGATCAATGAAACGGAAGCCATTGAAAACTGTGCTAAATCGGAAGGGATCATTTCCACGGAAACCATTGTGGAACAGCACCCGTGGACAAAGGACGCCCAAACGGAACTTGACCGGTTGAAGAAGGAAAAGGAAGAAGCTATGGCGGATTACATGGGAGCCTTCCCCAAACCGGCTGATCCTAACCAACCCACGGAACCGGGCGGGGAGTGATCCCCGCTTGTTCTATATGCCGGGGCAAACTGGATGGCAAGGGTTCTTGACACCTCCTACCTTGCAAGGGTGAAATCCCCTTCCCCGGCACCCATGGCGCATTAGTCAAGGGGTTAAGACACCGCCCTTTCACGGCGGAAACATCGGTTCAAATCCGGTATGCGTCACCAATTCAAGAAAGGGGCTGGCCCTGTGAACAATGCTGACTATTGGCGGGGCCGCTTTTCGATCATGGCGGACGCCGCCCAACACAAGGCGGATCGGTGCGTTTCGGAACTGGAAGAAATGTACCGGGAAGCGGAAAAGACCGTTCAGGATCAACTTGAAGTGTGGTATTCCCGCTTTGCCACCAATAATGGCCTTTCCCTTGCGGATGCCCGGAAGATGCTGACAACCGGCCAAATGGAAGAATTTCGGTGGACGGTGGATCAGTATATTCAGGTGGGCCAATCCGCCAACCTTTCCCCGGAATGGCTGAAGAAGCTGGAAAACGCTTCCGCCCGGTTTCATGTTTCCCGGCTGGAAGCGATGCAAATTCAAATTCAACAGCAAATGGAATTACTGTATGGCAATCAGCTTGATAGCATTGATTCCCTGTTGAAAGATATTGTTTCTAACGGGTACACCCGGACGGCCTATGAAATTCAAAAGGGCATTGGCCTTGGATGGGATATAACCGCCCTGAACCAACGGAAACTTGAAACTTTACTTTCAAAACCGTGGACGGCGGATATGAAAACTTTCCGGGATCGCTGTTGGGAAGGAAAGGCTGGTTTGGTTTCCGGGGTTCAAACCACCCTGACACAAGGCTTGCTTCGTGGGGATAGTTCCCAAAAGATCACCGATGCCGTGAAGCGCCGGTTCAATGTTTCCCGCTATCAGGCGGGGCGGCTTGTTCATACGGAAACCACCTATTTCAACGCCGCTTCCGCCCATGAAAGCTACAAGGAATTGGGTGTGGACAAGGTTGAAATCATTGAAACCTTGGATTCCCATACCTGTGAACTGTGTGGGCCGCTGGATGGTACGGTGATCCCTCTTTCCCAATATGAACCCGGTGTGACCGTTCCCCCCTTCCATCCGAATTGCCGGGGAACCACGGCCCCCGCCATTGATCCTGACATTTTGGGAGAACGGGCGGCACGGGATCAGGATGGAAAGGTTTATTATGTGCCTTCCAACATGAAGTTTCAGGATTGGAAGGAAACCTTTGTTCAGGGTGGAGCCAAAGACGCCTTGACAACCGCCACCGCTGGCGCTATCTTGAATAATTGGGGATTCAAAACCATTTCCGGTGAACATACGGTGGAACAGGATGCCAAAGCCACCAACCCCCGCTACAAGGAAGGAAAAGAGTACAAACAGAATTGCCAACGCTGTGTTTCCGCCTATGAAGCACGGCGGCGGGGCTTTGATGTTACGGCCAAACCCCGCATTTTTGATGGTTCTGACGCCTTGCCCTTCATGTATTCACCTGAAGGCTGGCCCGCTGTTTATAAAGATTTTGAACTGATTGATTGCGGTGCTTCCCGGTGTAAAACCGCTCTGAAGAATGTGGAAACCCGAATGTTGGGCTTTGGGGATGGAAGCCGGGGAATTGTCCGTGTGGCGTGGAAAGGTACAAGATCGGGCCATGTGTTCATATCGGAAAATCATGGTGGGGTAATTTCCTTCCTTGACCCGCAATCCGGGCAAATGGATGTGAAATGGTATTTTGATGAAGCACGGCCAAAATCTGTGTTTTTGGTTAGAACCGATGATAAGGAATTTACAGATTTGATTGGGAAGTGTTGCGAATGATCACTTTTGAACAGGCCAAACAGCTTGCCAAAGCTGAAGCGGAAAAGAGGGCAAAGCCGCCCAACAATGAGTTGGTTTCTGCTTCCGATGTTGGGGATGCTTATTTGTTCTACTATGGCAACCCCGCCATTGAGGAAGAACCGGAAGGGGCGGAAGGAATTTTGGTTTTCAAAGGCAATGGGAGCCTTTCAGATTTATTCCTTCCTGATCGGGAAAATTTCGCAAGGTTGAAAAAGGCCAAAGAACTTCCATTATGATGATTAAGCCACCCGCCCGGTTTTCCGGGCCGGTGGTTTTTTCATACCATTTCCGCCGTTTCCCGGTGGTGGGCGGTAAACAGAACCGGGGGAATCGTGGTTCCTACCCACGGTAAAAAAGGATTTTCAGAAAGGAAGGTTCAACGCAATGACAAAGGAAAGTTTGATGCAGATGGGCTTGACGGAAGATCAGGCCAACAAGGTAATGGAAGCCCTGAATGGGGCCTTCGTTCCCAAAAGCCGGTTCAATGAAGTGAACACGGAACTTCAGACCGCAAAACAGACCATCAAAGACCGTGACACCCAGCTTGAAACGCTGAAGAAGTCCGGGGCGGATGCCACCGCGCTTCAACAGCAGATCACCCAGCTTCAGGCGGACAATGCCCAGAAGGACAAGGATCACGCCGCCGAGATCAAGAAAATTCGCATTGAAAACGCTGTGGAATCCGCCCTTCGGGACGCAAACGCGATCAACCCCGCCACCGTGAAGCCCCTTCTGGCCGCTTTCTTGGAAAAGGCTGATGTGGACGATAACGGCACAATCCGGGGCCTTGCGGATGAAATTGGGAAGCTGGCAAAGGCGGAAGGCACCGCTTTCCTTTTCAAGACCGCTGATCCCGCCACCAAAGCCGCCGTTTCCGGTGCTTCACCCGCTGGAAGCGTGACCCAAACCCCGGACGCCAAAACCACCGGTTATCAGACCCGCCTTGATGATGCAAGGAAGGCCGGTAATTCCGCCCTTGCCGTTGCTATTAAGCGGGAAGCCGCCGCTGATGGCGTTCAGTTGTTCTAAAAATTCAACAATTTCAAAATTATGAAAGTGAGGTAACAAACTATGCCTAACCCCGTTAATGGAACCGGCACGACTTTCAACCTTCCCAATTTCGCCGGTGATCTGTTTACTGCTTCCCCCACCCGGACGCCGTTTCTTTCCATGATCGGCGGCTTGTCCGGTGGACGCCGCACAGAGAATGACCGCTTCCCCACCGGCCAACTGTATGAGTTCCCGGACGCCGCCCAGCCGGGTATTTCGGAATCCGCTTCCGAAACGGCCCCCACCGCCACCGCTCTTGTGCGTGAACAGAAATACAATGTCACGCAGATTTTCCATGAAACCATTTCCCTGACCTATGCAAAGCTGGCCAACCGTGGCAAGCTGTCTGGCCTGAACACTTCCGGGGCCACCGCCAATCCCACTTCGGAACTGGATTGGCAGATCGCACGGCGCTTGGAGAAGATCGCCCGTGATGTGGAATATACCTTCCTGAACGGTGTGTATCAGGAAGCCACCGCCGCCAATGTTGCCAATAAGACCCGTGGCATGATTGCCCTTTGCGGCGGTACGGGCGGCACCACGATCAACGCAACCCCCAGCGGCGGCACGGCACAGCCCATTTCTATTGCTATGCTGAAGGAACTGTTCAGGGCCATGGCTGATGCCGGTGCGCCTTTCGGCAACATGGTTCTGTTCTGTGGTTCGGAGCAGAAACAGCGCATTACCACCCTGTATGAAAATCAGGTTGGTTACAACACCCCGGCCACCCGTACGGTTGGCGGCATGAACATTCAGAGGATCGAAACCGATTTCTTTGAAATGGGTGTGGCCTACGATCCTTTCATGCCCAATGATACCATCCTGATTGCGGATGTTTCCGCTTGCGCCCCGGTGTTTCAGGATGTTCCCGGCAAGGGTACGCTGTTCCTTGAAGATTTGGCAAAGGTGGGCGCTTCCGAGCGCAAACAGCTTTACGGTGAAATCGGCCTTGACCACGGCCCCGCCTTCCTTCACGGCACCATTACCGGCCTTGCAGTGACCGCCTAATTCAAGGAGGAGGGCAACACCATGTATAAGGTAACTGGAAAACAGGCGTTTGGCGGTGTTTTCGGCCTTGTGAAGTTTCATAAGGGTGTTGGCTATGTGGCCACCGAGGAAGCCGCCGAAACCTTGAAGGCTATGGGGTACACTGTGGAGGGTGAACCGGAAGCCCCCGCCACCCCGCCTGATCCGCTGGCCGGAATGAAGGTGGATGAACTGAAGAAGTATGCCGCCGAAAAGGGTATTGACCTGAAGGATGCCACTAAAAAGGCGGATATTCTGGCCGCTATTCGGGCCGCTGAAGCCGATCAGGACACCACCCCGCCCGATCCCGGCAATACCTGACAGAAAGGCTGGTGAACCCCATGCGTGAACAGGCTGTGGCCCTCTTGGAAGCCTTGGGCCTGACCGTGGCGGCTGATGATGCCCTGTTGGGGTTCATTGTTTCTTCCGTCACGGAACGGATCAAGAATGAAACCAATCAAACGGCGGTTCCTGAAGGGCTAACCTATGTGGGGGCTGAAATGATCGCCGGGGAATATCTGAACGCCTTGAAAGGTTCAGGACAGCTAAACATGGACGGGATCGACCTTGAAGCGGCGGTGAAACAGATTCAGGAAGGCGACACCAATATTGTGTTTGCAATCGGGGCCGGGAGTTCTACCCCGGAACAGCGGCTTGATGCCCTGATCGCCTACCTGATCACAGGAAGAACCCGTGAATTTATCCGATACAGGCGGTTATTGTGGTGAACCCCGCAAGAAAAGCCTTGGAACGCTTGTGGAAGGATCGGTGTACCATCATCCAGCGGGTGAAGGCCACCGATCCTGACACAAAGATCACCGATTTTCAGGAAACGCCGCTTCTTGAAGATCAACCGTGCAAGCTGTCTTTTGAAACCTTAACTTCAACAGATGGGGAAATCGTTGCCGCCGTTCAACAGGCGGTGAAGCTGTTCCTTTCCCCGGATGTAGCGGTTCCCGCTGGATGCAAGGTAATTATAACCCGTGAAAATGACCTTCAGCGAGAATTTACCTTCAAATCATCCGGGGAACCCGGTGTGTTCCACAACCATCAGGAAATCAACCTGATCCCCTTTGACCGGTGGGCATAATGGCCCGATGGGGTAAAGCGGATTTCAAGGCCCTGAAAGACCTTGAAAAACGGATGGAACAGCTTGAAAAGGCCGATCTTGACCGGGTTTGTCGGGAAACGGCCAATCAGATTGCCGCTATTCTGCTGAACAAGGTGAAGAAAAGAACCCCCGTGGGCCAAAAGCCCCAACTGGACGGCCCCAAAACCGTAAAGGTGAAAGGTGAATCCGGGAAATCCCGGACATTCCTGACCCGGAACGGGGCCATTTTGGATCAATATTGGGCCGGTTATGTGGGCGGCACCTTGCGGGATGCGTGGCAAATCCTACCCGTTGAAAAGCAAGGTGACAACTACATTGTGACCGTGCTGAACCCCACGGAATATGCGTCTTATGTGGAGTACGGCCACCGCCAAACGCCGGGGCGCTATGTTCCCGCCCTTGGGAAGCGCCTGAAGGTGAATTGGGTGAAAGGCCGGTTCATGCTGACCATTTCGGAACAGGAAGTGGAAAAGCTGGCCCCACAAATGCTTCAGCAAGCGATTTTTCAAGCCTTGAAGGGGGTGTTCTGATGCTGAATGAGATCATCAAGGGAATTTCCGTGGCGCTGAACACCGCCTTTGGGGATGCACATGAAATCTATGAAAACGATGTGGAACAGGGCCTTGAACCCGGTTCCTTTTTCGTGAATGTGCTTCAGCCTGATCTTGCCCCCTTGCTTGGGGGCCGGGGCTTGAAAACCAACCCCTTTGTAATCCAGTATTTCCCCGCAACCGGGAAAATCCGTTCAGAGTGTTACACCGTGGCAGATACGATGTTGGATTGCTTGCAGTTCATCACGCTTCCCAACGGTGACATTTTGCATGGAACCCGGATGCGCTATGAAGTGCAGGATGATGTTTTGCAGTTCTATGTCAATTACAACCATACCCGGCTGACAACCCCGGATGAAACTATGATGGAAACATTGGAGTTGGAAACCGGCACACAGAAAGGGTGAAAGTATGGCAAATAAGAAACCTAAAGACCCGGCACCGGCTGAAGCCCCGACTGTGGCGGAGCCGGTGAAGTTCAGCAAGGCCAAAATCCTGAAGCTGAACAAGTACGCCAACAGGCGTGATGCCCTTTCCGCTATCCTGAAGGATGATGCGGAATACACCATGGATCAGGTTGATACCCTGATCACCAATTTTATGAAAGGCAAGGTGAAGTAATATGGCCTTGGGTGGTGGAACTTTCCTGACCCAAAACAAGGTTCTTCCCGGCGCTTATATCAACTTCGTTTCGGTTGCAAGCGCAAGCGCCACCCTTTCTGACCGGGGGATCGCCACAATCCCGCTGGAAATGAATTGGGGCGCTGAAAACAAGATGTTCACGGTGGAGTTGGCCGACTTCCTGAAGAACAGCCTGACCATTTTCGGCTATGACTACGCCGCCGATGATCTGAAGCCCATCCGGGAGATTTTTAAGAACGCCAAAACCGTTCACTTCTTCCGCCTGAACCAAGACGGGCAAAAGGCCGCTTGTGCTTATGCACAGGCTAAATACCCCGGCACCTTGGGCAACAGCCTGAAGGTTGTGATTACGGCCAATGAGCGTTCCACTACGGAAGCGCCCCTGTACGATTTCGCCACCTATCTTGGAACCCTTCAGGTGGATGAACAGACCGGGATCAGCCGCATGACCGACCTGAAGGATTCCGATTGGGTGACTTGGGTGACAACCGCCACAATCGCCCTGACCGCTGGAACCCCGCTGACAGGCGGCACCAATGGCGAGGTTCCCAACGCCGCATATCAGACCTATCTTGATCAGGCGGAAGCCCTGACCTATAACGCTATGGGTTGCCCCTCTACCAATGACACGATCAAGGCCCTGTTTGTGGCCTTTGTGAAGCGGATGCGGGATGATGTGGGCAAGAAGTTCCAGTTGGTGGTTCACAACTACCTTGCGGACTATGAAGGCGTTGTGAGCGTGAAGAATGGCCTTGTGGGGGCCACCACTTCCGCTGATCTGATCCCGTGGGTGACGGGCCTTGTGGCGGGAACCGCCGTGAACAAGAGCGCCACCAACACCGCCTATGATGGCGAATATACCCCTGATACCGACTACACGCAGACCCAGCTTGAAGCCGGGATCAAGGAAGGTTCCTTCATGTTCCATTTGGTGGATGAAACGGTTCGGGTGCTGACCGACATCAACACCTTCGTTTCCGTGACGGACGAAAAATCCGCCGACTTTTCCAGCAATCAGACAATCCGGGTGCTGGATCAGATCGCCAATGATATTGCCGTTCTGTTCGGCAAGAAGTACATTGGCAAGGTTCCCAATGACGCTTCCGGGCGGATCAGCCTGTGGAATGACATTGTGAAACACCATCAGGAACTTCAGACCATCCGGGCCATTGAGGACTTCAGCCCGGATAATGTGACGGTTGCACAGGGCGACACCAAGAAGGCGGTTGTGGTGAACGACAAAGTTACACCCGTGAACGCCATGGAACAGCTTTATATGACCGTCTATGTTCAGTAAAGGGAAGGGGGAAAAGCTATGAACACCGTTATGAACGCCAAAGACGCTGTTTCCGCTTCCCTTGCGGAGTGCTTTGTCACCATTGAGGGGAACCGGTACAACTTCATGCAGGCTATCAACCTTGAAGCCAATTTTGAGAAGAACAAGACGGAAATTCCCATTTTGGGAAAGACCGGCAAGGGCAACAAGGCCACCGGCTGGAAGGGTACGGGTTCCGCCACCTTCCACTACAACACTTCGATCTTCCGTGAGTTGATGAAGCGTTATAAGGACACCGGGGAAGATGTGTATTTCGACATTCAGGTGACGAATGAAGATCCCACTTCTTCGGTTGGCCGTCAAACTGTGATCCTGAAGGATTGCAATATTGACGGTGGAATCCTTGCCAAATTTGACGCCGATGCGGAATATTTGGATGAAGATATGGATTTCACCTTTGAGGATTTCGAGATGCCCGAAACCTTCACCATGCTTGCGGGGATGCAGTAAATCACACCGGCCCCGCCCTTGGGAACTTGGGCGGGGCCATTCACTATTTTCAGGAGGTTTGAACAATGAGTTTGTCCGCTTTTATGGCTGAAAATGCCGCCAAAATCGAAAATGTCAAGTATGTGGTTTCCCCCCGGTTCAAGGGTGAAGATATGAAACCAATTCCTTGGGAGATCAGGCCGATCACCGGCAACGATGATGAAGCAATCCGCAAATCCTGTATGAAGCGGGTTCCGATTCCCGGCAAGCGTGGGCAGTATCAGCAGGAAACCGATTACAATATGTACCTTGGGAAGCTGGCCGTGGCCTGTGTGGTTTATCCCAATCTGAACGATCAGGAACTTCAGGACAGCTACAAGGTGATGGGGGCGGATGCCCTGTTAAAGACCATGCTGACCCCCGGCGAATATGCCGATCTTTTGGCAAAGGTTCAGGAAGTGTGTGGTTTTGATACCACCCTTCAGGAAGATGTGGATGCGGCAAAAAACTAATCAATGAAGGTGATAGTGAAGCCAATGTTGCTTACTATTGCCTTCATAAATTCAACAAATGGCCGCATGAATTTCTTGCGCTTCCCCGGAAGGAAAAGGCTTTTGTGATCGCCGCCGTGGAAATCCGGGTGGAAGATGAAAAGAAAAAGCAAAGAGAACTTGAACGAAAATCAAGATCACGCCGGGGCCGCAAATAGCCATTGGCCCCGGCTATTTTTTTTTTGAAAGGCGGTGAACAGGCGTGGCAACAATCAGAACGGCTATTTCCGTTTATGATGGTGTGACCGGCCCCCTTCAGAGTATGCGGAAGGCCATGAATATTGTGCTGAACAGCTTTGAAGCCATGCAATCCGCTTCCGGTAATTCCGTTGATGTATCTGCTATCAAGGAAGCCCGTGAAGAATTGGCAAGGGTGGAAACCACCTTTGATGGGATTGAACAGAAAATCAAAGATGCTGAACAGGAACAGCAAAACTTCAACAATACCCTTGGGGCCGCTTCTCCCGCCGCTGACGCCTTGGGCGGCAAGCTGAAGGGTATTCTTGCCACTGTGGTTTCAATCGCCGGGATCAAATCGGCTTTGGGGTGGGTGAAGGAAAATCTTGACCTTGCCGACACCCAACGGAACGCCGAAACCCAGTTAATGGCGGTTTTGAAAACCGTTGGAGCCACGGAAGATGCGTTCAATTCCCTAAAGGAAGCCGCCGCAAATGTTCAAAGCAAGGGCATTTATGGGGATGAAATCATGTTGGGCGGAGCCGCCGAATTTGCCACCTACATGACCGACCCCAAAGCCATTGAATCCATGATGGGAACCCTTGCCAACTATGCTATGGGCATGAGCGGAGGCGGTGAGATCGACTATAATAGCATGGTGGATTATGCCACCCAGCTTGGTAAAGCCCTGAATGGCACCTTTGACGGGTTGAAGAAAAAGGGCTTTGAATTGACAGACGCCCAAAAGAAGATCATTGAAAACGGTACAGATATGCAAAAGGCCCTTGTGCTGGAAGATGTGATTGCGGAAAGTTGGGATGGCCTGTATGAAACAATGAGCCAAACCCCGGAAGGCAAGATCATCCAGTTCAAAAACCGCTTTGGTGACTTGCGGGAAGAATTGGGGGATCGGCTTTATGGGGTGGTGATCCGGGTGTTTGACGCTTTTGATTCCCATTTTGACCAAATCAGTTCCATGATGTACGGGTTGGCGGATGCCGCTGGTGTATTGGTGGGGCTGTTGGGCCTGATCGCTGAATTTGCGCTGAATGTGGAGCAAGCCTTCACCGATAATTGGAGTTGGATTGAACCCATTGTGTGGGGGCTTGTGGCCGCTATGACGGCCTATGCCGTGATTTCCGGTGTAGTTGCCGCTGTGAACGGTATTCACGCCGCTTCGGAGGGTATCAAGGCGGCGGCACAAATGATGGCGACCGGGGCCACCTTCGCTGAAACAGCGGCCCAATACGGCCTGAACGCCGCTTTAATGGCTTGTCCGGTGTTTTGGGTTGTGGCCGGTGTGCTGGCCTTGATCGTGGCAATCGTGGCGGTTGTCCGGGCGCTGAATATTTGGGGATCGCAAACCCATTCCGTTCTTGGAACCATTACCGGCCTGTTCATGGTTGCCGTGGCTTTCATCGGAAACCTGTTTATTGCCCTGATCAACCTTGGAATTGATGTGTTCGCTATTCTGTGGAACTTCATTGGAGCCTTTGCCAACTTCTTTGCAAATGTGTTCAATGATCCAATCGGTTCCATTGTCCGCCTGTTTGCGGATATGGCTGACACCGTTCTTTCCATCCTTCAATCCCTTGCTTCCGCCATTGATACTGTTTTCGGTTCCAACCTTTCCGGGGCCGTTCAGGGCTGGCGTGATGGGCTGAAAGGGGCCGTTGAAAGCACCTTCGGGAAGGGTGAAGAAGTTTGGGAGAATATCGACCCCGCCGCCATGCACCTTGACCGGCTTGAATATGGTGCGGCCTTTGAATTGGGGGCGGAATTTGGTGACGGGATTTCTGACAAGATCGGCGGAATTTTCGACTTCACCACCCCGGACTTTGACACAGCCACCACTTGGGATAGTATTGCCGGGAACACCGGTGACACTGCAAATAACACCGCAAAAACATCCGACACGCTGGATTACATGGATGAGGATTTGAAGTATATGCGGGATTTGGCGGAGCGGGAAGCAATCAACCGGTTCACAACCGCTGAAATCACGGTTCAGCAAGAGAACACCAACTATATTGACAAAGACACGGATATTGATGGGATCATGGATGCTTGGGCCGCTGAATTTGCGGAAAAGCTGGATGTTTCCATTGAGTAAAGGGGGTAATGGGTAATGGCTTATAAAATGTTCATTGGGGATGTGCTGATGCCCATTACCCCGGCCAAAGTGAAGGTGAAGGTGAAAAATCAAAACAAAACCCTGAACCTGATCAATGGGGAGGAAATCAACATTCTGAAGGAAGCCGGCCTTTCTGAAGTTTCCTTTGATTTGGTTCTTCCACAAACATCCTACCCCTACACCAACGGGGGAGCGCAAAGCGCCCAATATTACCTTTCCTTATTTGAACGCCTGAAGCAAAGCAAAGAACCCTTCCAATGGATTTTGAACCGTTCCCGCCCCAACGGAACCCCCCTATTCCATTCCAACATGACCGTGGGCATGGAGGATTACCAAATTGTTGACGATGCGGGAACGGGCTTTGATGTTGGGGTTTCTATCAAGCTGAAGCAATACCGGCCCTATGGCACCAAAACGGTTGTGATCCAGCAACCGGCACCCACGGCCCCGGCCACCGAAACCCCAAAGGCCGTGGTTCAGGAACCGCCACGGGAAACCACAAGCGCCCCAAAGCCCAAAACCTACACCGTGAAAAGCGGCGATTGTCTTTGGAATATCGCCAAAAAGGAATTGGGCAACGGTTCCCGATATACGGAAATTTACAACCTGAACAAAGACAAGATCAAAAATCCCAACCTGATCTATGCGGGGCAAGTTTTAACCATGCCTTCCTGAAAGGGGTGATCCTATGGCCGATGTGAAAATTTTGATTCAGGCCGGTTCCAAAATCTTTTACCCCATTGTAACAGAGGGCGCAAAACTTGTTTGGGAGCGTAAAGGAACCCCCGGAAAGCTGACCTTCAACCTTGTCAAAGATAATGTGATTAGTTTTCAGGAAGGAAACCCGGTGAAGGTGCTGGTGGACGATGCCCCCATTTTCTTTGGGTTTGTGTTCACCAAAAAGCGGAATAAGGATGGCACAATCAGCGTGACCGCCTATGATCAATTACGCTATTTGAAGAATAAAGACACCTACACGGAAGAAGGCTTGACCGCTTCTGCCTTTATTAAACGGCTGGCCGCTGATTTCCAACTGAACCTTGGAACGGTGGAAGATACCGGGTACACTTTTGAAACCATTGTGGAGGAAAACAAAACCCTGTTCAACATGGTTGATGATGTTCTTTCCGATACCCTGTTGAATACCGGAAACCTGTTTGTTCTCTATGATGATGTGGGCAAGCTGACCCTGAAGAACATCAACAGCATGAAACTTCCCATTCTGATTGACGCTGAAACCGGCGAAAATTTTGACTATGAATCCGGGATTGACAGTTCAACCTTCAATAAAATCAAGCTGGCCTTTAACAATGAGAAAACCGGCAAGCGGGATTTATATGTGGTTCAGGACGGGGCAAAAATCGCCCAATGGGGTGTTCTCCAGTATTTTGAACAGCTTCAAACCGATGTTGGAGCCGCCGCCAAAGCACAAAACCTGTTGAAACTGTATGACAGCAAAACCCGCCGCCTGACTATCAAAAATGCCTTTGGTGATTGCCGGGTTCGGGCCGGTTGCGCTGTTGCCATTTCCCTGAACTTGGGTGACATTATCGCCAATCAGTTTTTAGTGGTGGAGAAAGTAACCCACAATTTCAAGGGGGATGAATACTTTATGGATTTAACCTTGATCGGGGGTGAATTTGTTGCCTGATGCCGTTGATGTGGTGAAAAAGGCCGCAAGGGAAGCTGTGGAAGCCGCTGGCCCGGTTCATCTTGTATTTGGAACCGTGATTTCCGCCGATCCCCTGAAAATTCAGGTTGACCAAAAGGCCATTTACACCGAAAAAATGTTGATCCTGACCCGGAATGTCACGGATCATTATGTGGATGTGACGGTTTCCGCCCAAAGCGTGGTGATCAGCCACGGCCACCCGGTAACAGATACCTATACCGGGGGCGGCATGGCGCAAGATGTGAACCACAACCACCCGATCCGGGGAACCAAAAAGGTGAAAATCAACAATGCCCTTGTGGTTGGGGATCAGGTATTGCTTGCCCGTGTTCAGGGCGGCAAGAAATATGTGGTGCTGGATAGGATCAAGCCTAACCCGGAACTGAAAGGGGAATGGTTATGATCCCGGCTTATGAAGATGATCTGAAACAGGAATTTACTTTTGAAACTTTACCTTCAAAAACCTTCAGGATGAACACCAATGGCCTGATCACCGGCACCATTGACCAAAGGGAAGCGGTGAAACAGGCCGTTTTCCTTATCCTGAATACAGAACGCTATGAATGGTTGATCCATTCTTGGGATTACGGGGTGGAGCTTCACAACCTGATTGGCAAGGATCGGGATTTCTGTATTCCTGAAATTGAACGGCGGATCAGGGAAGCCTTGCTTCAGGATGATAGAATTACCGCCGTTGAAAATTTTGAATTTACGGTGAACAAAAACAAGGTTCTGACAACCTTCACGGTTGTCACCATCTTTGGCGATATTGAAACGGAACAGGAGGTTGAAATCTGATGTATGAAGGCCAAACCTATGAAGTGATCCTTGCCCGGATGATCCGCAAGGCCCTTGAAACCAACCCCAATATTGATTCAAGGGAAGGTTCCCTTCTTTGGCTTGGGGAAGCCCCCGCCGCCGTGGAATTGCAGAACCTTTATATTGCCGCTGATACGATCCTGAAGGAAACCTTTGCAGATACGGCAAGCCGGGATTACCTGATTTTGAGGGCGGCGGAACGGGGCTTGACCCCCTACCCGGCCACCCCCGCCGTGCTTCAAATGGCAATCACGCCGGTTTCCCTTGTGCTGGCCCTGAATACCCGCTTTTCCATTGGTGATCTGAATTACTATGTTTCGGAAAACCTTGGGGGCGGCAATTATGCCATTACCTGTGAAACCACCGGGGAAGCCGGGAATGACTATGGTTCCGCTGTGATCCCCATTGAGTATGTGGAAGGGCTGGAAACCTGTACCATCACCGCCCTTTTGATCCCCGGCGAGGATGAAGAAGATACAGAGATTTTCCGTCAACGGTACAAAGACAGCTTAAATGCACAAGCCTTCGGCGGCAACCGTCAAGATTACTTGGAAAAGGTGAACGCCATTTCCGGTGTGGGCGGTGTGAAAATCTATCGGGTGTGGAATGGTGACATTCACCCCGCCGATCTGAAGCCGCCTGAAGGAACCGCCGCATGGATCAGCGGCCTTTCTAATGTGCCTGAAGCAATCGCCGCATGGTTAAACGCCGTCTATCAGGCCGGGGAAAATAACAAGCTGACCGTGGGCGGAACCGTCAAGCTGGTGATCATCAACAGCACCTTCACGGTTCCTTCCGCCGTTTTGATCAACACCGTACAAACAGAGGTTGACCCGCTGGAAAACGCCGGGGAAGGCTTGGGGATCGCCCCAATCGGCCATGTTGTCAAGGTGGAGGGGGTACAGGGTGAAACCGTGAACCTTGCCTTTGCGCTGACCTATCAAACCGGCTGGACTTGGAACGATGTGGAACCCTATGTTCAGGAAGCCATTGAAGGGTATTTCAATGAGTTGGCCCAATCGTGGGCGGATTCTGAAGCGTCCCTTGTGGTTCGTATCAGCCAAATTGAAAGCCGCCTGTTGGGAATCAGCGGAATCCTTGATATTACCGACACCACCATCAATGGAGCGGCGGCAAACTTCACCCTTCAAGTTGACCATATCCCCCTGTTGGGAACGCTGACCCCGGCAAGCTGAAGGCGGTGAACCTATGGAAAGAAAACTTGCTAATTACCTTCCGTTCATCATCCGGGATTATGATGTATTCAAGGCCCTGATGGAAGCGGAACAACCGGAATTTGAAACCGCTTGGGCGGCTTTTAATGATCTGTTGGATAATCAGTTCATCAACACTTCCGGGAACTTGGGCCTTTCCCGTTGGGAACAGATTTTGGAGATCACCCCTAAAGGCACGGACACCCTTGAAGATCGCCGGTTCCGGGTGCTGACCCGGATCAACGAGGAATTGCCCTATACCTTGCCCCAACTGCGGGTGATCCTTGAAACCCTGTGTGGGGAAGGCAACTATTCAGCTACCATTGAGGAAGGAACCTATATCCTTGTGGTGAAGATCGGGCTTGCCGCCAAAAAGAACTTTGATGATGTGGCCGCTATGCTGGATCGGGTTGTTCCCCAAAATGTTCTGTATGACCTTTCCCAGCTTTACAACACCCATGCGGAACTTGGAGCCTTCACACACGGCCACCTTGCCGCATACACCCACGATCAATTAAGAAACGAGGTATTAAGCTGATGGCAAACCAAACCGAAAATTACGGCCTGACAAAGCCCCTTGAATCTGAATTTTATGATGTTCAGGTTCAGAATGACAACATGGACAAGATCGACGCCGCTTTGAAGGAAAATGCGGATGCCGCTGAAACCCTTGGAACCGGTAAAGCTGATCTTGACCCGCAAACCGGCAAGGTGAAGGAAGCCCAGCTTCCCGCCGCAACCTATGTGGAAGGGTATCTGTATTCCGGGGCCTTCTACAAGGAAGCCGCCCATACCACGGCAATCACCCCGGCCACCGGGATTGATTACCTTGATCTTTCCACCAATACCCATTACAGGTGGAGCGGAACGGCCTATGTTGTCACCGGAACCCCATTGACCTTGGGGATTGGAGCCAATAACGCCGCAAGGGGGGATCAAGGCAAAGCCGCCTTTGACCACATTTCGGAATCCGTTGTGGGTGAAGATGGTGTTCACAATCTGCGATATTATAACAACAAACTTCAGGTGAACGGCCAAAGCGGTTGGGAGGATGCCAACGCCGGGGGCGGCACCGGGCCGGTTGTCAATGTGAATGTTACCACCGGTTCTTTTGTCACGGCCACCGATGGCACAACCACCCTGACGGAAACCGCCGTGGATGGCAAGGCAACCTTCAACATCCCCAACTATGGCACATGGAATATCAGCGCCACAAAGGATGGACAGACCACCGGCACGGAAACCCTTGTGGTGGACACCGCAAAAGTTTACACCGTGGGCCTTTCCTATTTTGCCGCCACCTTGAATGTCACCGGGAAGGCCGGGGCGGTTGTGACCGCCACTAATGGCACCAAATCCTTCACCGGAACCATCCCTTCCGGGGGAACGCTGGCCCTTGCAATCAATGTGGCGGGAACTTATAGTGTTTCGGCCACTTATGACGGGGTTTCCAGCAACACCGCCACGGTGAATGTCACCACGGATGGGGCAACCTATTCCACAAGCGTTTCCTTCATTACCCTGACCGTGACTGTGGAAAGCGGTTCCAGCGTGACCGTGGCAAAGGGTTCCTATTCCTATCAGGTAACTTCCATTGGAGCCTTTACCCTGTACCTTCCTGAAACCGGCACATGGACGGTCACGGCCACAAAGAACGGCCAAACCGCCACGGACACGATCAACATTTCTTCCTATTCCGCCTATTCCCTGACCCTGAATTACTTTGTGTATGTGGGCCTGAAAATCCAAATTTCCGGGGATGGCACCGCAACGGCCTTGACCTACATTGACGATGCGGCGGGAATGTCAACCGGCTATTCCGCATGGAAAAACCATGCCATTTTCAAAAACATCCGGCCTTGTTTGGTGAAGAATGGGGTGGTTCAATACTACCTGAACCCCGCCAACCTGACCCAAAAGGCCGATGGTTCCGCCGCCACGATCAACAGCACCACGGCAGGGGATGTGATGGTGGAAATTCCCAAACTTGGTTACAAAATGACCACGGACGGCACCTATCATTACATCTATCTGACCGATGATCCCGCCGCTGATGGGTATTGCTACCGGGCGCATAGCCTTGATTCTGAAGGCGATTGCGATTATATCTATATCAGCGCATACCGGGGGTATTGCACCGGGAACATGATGTATTCCATTTCCGGGCAAACACCCACCGGATCACAGACCATCGGAACCTTCAGGACTTGGGCCGCAAACAGGGGAACCGGGTATCAGCAAATGAGTTTCTACCCCCTGACCTTGCTTCAATGCCTGTTCCTGATGATGTATAAAGACCGAAACGGACAAAGCGCTTTGGGGCGTGGCTTTGTGGACGGCAACAGCGCCGCACACGCCACGGGCGGCACCAATACCCTTGGGCCGTGCTATGGCGAAACCACCGGCAAGGTACAAATGGCCTTCCTGAACATTGAAGATTTTTGGGGCAATATGTACCTGTTTGTGGATGGTATTTTCAGTGATGCTTCCCGGAACATCCTGACCGCCTTCAACAGTTTCAATGATACCGGTTCCGGGTATCCGTATTCCAAAGCAAGCGGCATTTCCAGCGACACCGGCGATTGGATGAAGGATATTCAGGGAACCAATGATGGCGGGTTTGTCTTTAAGACGGGCGGCGGATCGGCCACCACCTACTATGCGGATATTGCCGTTCTGTATGCTTCGCGCTTGGCTTATTTCGGCGGTGATTGGAATGATGGTGATAATGCGGGGCCTTTCCGGTTCTATGTTAATCGGTCCGCTTCCTATTCTGATGCGAGCTATGGCGCCCGCCTGATTTATAAGCACAAGAAAGCCGCCTAACCCTGTTAATATGGGCAACCGTTGAATCGGTGGACGGACGATCCACAACTGTACTGGCGCTAAAATGTCACCGTAAAATTTCAAAAGCCCAATAAAAAAGTTACAGATAATGCCGATCTGTATGCTTCGCGCTTGGCTAATTTCAGCGGTAATTGGAATAATGGTGATAATGCAGGGCCTTTCCAGTTCAATGTTAATCAATCCACTTCCAATTCTAATGCGAACTATGGCACCCACCAAATGTTTTATTCAGCTTCCAAAGCTGTTGTTGATCCCCCGTTCCCGGCCTTCCGTTTCATAGGGCCGGGGCGTGGGTTTGACATATACGGTGCTACGGTTGCCCCGCCCCTTGGCGAAACATAAAAAGCGATTCATGGTGTATTAGTACCCTTGAAAGTTAATTTTCAAGATGTGGAAAGTTCGCCGCTGAAAACATCACAGTAAAGCGGGTGTTCCATGACACGATTTGGAAATATCTTCCCAAAAGTCTATGATATGGACAACCTATGGGAAGCCCACCGGAACGCCCGGAAAGATAAATTATTCTATGCAGAGGTGGTGATGGTAGATAGTAACCCGGATTTTTACCTGAAGCAGATTCAAGAAATGCTGATCAATGGCACCTATAAGGTGAACCCGGAGGATTACAGTATTTCCCAAATCAACGACAAGGGAAAGGATCGGGAACTTTGGAAATTGCCCTATTTTCCACACAGGATCATCCAATGGGCCATTATGCTTCAGATTGAAGCGGTGTTCAATCAGGTGTTCACAGATTTCACTTGTGCTTCCATTCCTAACCGGGGGATCAAACAAGCCCATGACCTGATCACCCAATACATGAAGGATGAACCCGGAACCGCCTATTGCCTGAAGATGGATATTCACCATTTTTATCCGTCTATCAGCCACCGGGTTTTGAAGCGCCTGTTGCGGAAGAAGTTCAAAGACCCTGAATTATTGGCCCTGTTGGATATGATCATTGACAGTCACCCGCCTGTTGGAATCCCCATTGGTTCCTACCTGTCACAATACCTTGCCAATTTCTATTTGGCCTATTTTGATCATTGGCTGAAGGAAACCTTGCGGCTGAAATATGTGGTGCGTTACATGGATGATTTGATCATCTTCAGCCATAGCAAGGCGGTTCTTCATTGGGTAGTTCGGAAAATCATGGAATACCTGAAAGCCCTTGAACTGACCTTGAAGAAAAATTGGCAAGTGTTCCCCACGGCAATCCGGGGTGTGGATTTCGTGGGTTATCGGTTCTTCTATGGGTTTGTTCTGTTGCGCCAAAAGAGTTGCAAGCGGTTCAAAAAGGCCATGTTGCGGATCAAAATCAAACAGGACGCCGGGAACATGATCAACTATCGGGAATGGTGTTCCGCCAATTCCTATGTGGGGTGGTTGCTATGGTGTGATTCGTGGCGGCTTTATGAAAAGTACATCCAGCCCATTATTCCATCCCTGTTGCGCTACTATACGGAAGTGATCAAGAAGGACGCCACGCCAAAGGCAAAAATCATTTCCTTCCACAAGTACAAGAAAAAACTGATTGAGAAGAAAGGACGGAAGGCCGCATGAAAGATGTTGGGATCGTTCACGGGAGCCGGGAACAGGCGGTTCCCCTTGTGGTTGGTGCTGACACCGTATATATCCACACAGATATTGAGGAAGTCACGGAAACCGACCCCACCACCGGGGAAATCCGCACGGATTTCAAATACCATGAAATCCAGTATGGCAAAGATGAATATATCCGCCTGATGGCGGAGCAGACGGACGAAAACAACCGCCTGATGAATCTGATCTTGGGGGTGAAGTAAATGGCAAGCAAAGAATTTATTGCCCAGCAGATGAACCGGGCCTTCCAGCTTATGGCGGATGGCCTGAACCTGTCTGATGAACAGGCCATGGAAATTGCCGATCTTTATGAACCGTGGGCCGCTGAAAAGGCGTACAAGGCCGGGAAGATCGTGAAGTATGGTGTAAATACCGATGGAGAAACCCAGCTTTACACGGTGCTTCAGGATCACACTTCACAGGCTGATTGGACGCCTAATAAGGCGGTTTCCTTATTCAAGGCTATTGGGTTTACCCCTTCCGGGATTCCGGTATGGACACAACCCATCGGGGCCACTGATGCCTATATGAAGGGTGACAAGGTTTCCCATGCCGGGAAGATTTGGGTTTCTGACATTGATTCCAATGTTTGGGAACCCGGAATTTACGGGTGGAGCGAAACCACCGCATAATACCCGCTTTAACGGCCCTTCACGGGCCGTTTTCCTTTGGGAGTATAAACACGCACGGGGAAACCCAAACAAGGGCCGTGTGGCCTGTCTGTGGGCCTGACACGGCACAACAGAAAGGAAGGTTCATTATGAAAGAAATTGTTTGCACCATCATTGGAGTTTTGGGCGGTGGTATTGCCGCCATGTTTGGGGGTTGGGATGCCGCCTTGACTACACTTGTTATCTTCATGGCGATTGACTACGCCACCGGCCTTATTGTGGCCGGGGTGTTCCATAAATCGAAAAAGACGGACACCGGAACGCTGGAAAGCCGGGCCGGGTGGAAGGGCCTTTGCAGAAAGGGTGTTACCCTGTTGATTGTGTTGGTTGCTTGCCGCCTTGATCTGATCATCGGTTCCAATTTCATCCGGGATGCCGCTGTGATCGCTTTTGTTGCCAATGAAACCATTTCCATCATCGAAAATGCGGGGCTGATGGGTGTACCGATCCCCGCCGTGATCATCAAGGCCGTGGATGTGCTGACAAAGAAGGCAGAAAGCGAGGGAAAACCCAATGCAGATCATTGAATCCATTCTGACAAAAAACCCGTGTTATAAAACCGGGCGCAAGATCACGGTGAAGGGGCTGATGCTTCATTCTGTGGGATGCGCCCAGCCTTCCGCCCAAGTCTTTATCAGACTTTGGAACAGCCCCACCTTCAACAATGCCTGTGTTCACGGGTTCATTGACGGAAACACCGGGATCGTTTATCAAACACTTCCTTGGAACCATCGTGGTTGGCACGCCGGGGGTGGAGCAAACAACACCCATATTGGGGTTGAAATGTGTGAACCGGCTTGTATCAAATACACGGGCGGGGCAACCTTCACCTGTTCTGATTTGCCCACCGCCCGGATGGTTGCCGCAAAGACCTATGAAAGCGCCGTGGAATTGTTCGCTTTCCTGTGCAAAGAATACGGCCTTGATCCGCTGGCCGATGGTGTGATCATTTCCCACGCTGAAGGGTACAAGCGCGGTTTGGCTTCCAACCATGGCGATCCTGAACACCTGTGGAAACAGCTTGGAATGGGTTACACCATGGAAGGCTTCAGGAAGGCCGTACAAGCCGCCCTTGCCGGGGGTGGGGTAGTTGCCGTCCCCAACCCAGAAAACGCCACCACAGGCGCAGGAGGGGCCAAAAATGGGCCGTATTTGGTTCGGGTGACGGTGAACGATCTTTTCATCCGTTCTGGCCCCGGCACCGATACCCAAACAAGGGGCTTCATCAAGCCGGGTGTTTATACCATCGTGGAAGAAAGCACCGGCAAGGGGGCCACTCTTTGGGGTAAGCTGAAAAGCGGGGCCGGGTGGATCAGCCTTGACTATGCCAAACGGGTATAGTTGGGGTGTTACTATCCTGTTACTTATGCCCCCGATCTTTCAGGGTTTGAGCGGTTCCGAAAGTTCAAGGAAACCTTGAATTTCAGGCGTTGCGCGGTGTTGTAAACTGAACAAAGTTATGGTATAATGATTTTCGCAAAACCCCGGAACCCTGATTTTTCAGGTGTTCCGGGGTTTTTCTGTTACTTATTTGTTATCAGTTCAAGGTTCAGCGACAATTCTTTTATAGTTTTGTGATTATATACCCTGTTTCCTGTGTCTTTGGATGTATGCCCCATCATCAAATCAATACACTTGCGATTTGCACCGGCTGAATCCAAGAGGGATTCAAAGGTGTGACGGGCTTCATGTGGAACATGATTCATTCCATACCGGGCCATTACTTCACCCCACAATTCCCGGTATTTGCTTTCTGAAATGGCCTTCCCTTCATAGTTCAGTAGACGGGGGCCACCTTCACCCATTCGGGTTTCCACAAGGGGACGGATGAAGGAATGAATCGGAACAATCCGCCCTTTTCCAGCCTTGGTTTTGATGCCGCCTCGCATGGTGTTTTCTGTCAAGTTTACATCTTCGGCCTTCAGCTTCAACATTTCGGTGATCCGCCACCCGGAATAAATGAAGATCAACACACTATCCACCCAAGGTTCCGCCTGATGTTCCCAAAGGGTGTGGATTTCTTCATTGGAGAACGGAACCCGGCTTGTGGGCGGGATCGGGGCGGAAGTGATCAATTCAGAATAGCACCTGTTAATTATATCCAGTTCCAAGGCAAAGTGATCCAGATGCCCCCAAAGGTTTTTGATAGCCCCTTGGGTGCTATACCCTTTTCCGCAACCATCAATAGTTTCTTGCATTTGATAAGATCGGATCATTTTATAGGGCTTGTTCACCAGCTTTGAACAATGCTTGAACGCTGAACAAAGGGATTGCCGGTTGGATTCCCCCAGCTTGGGGGCCTTCTTTTCTTTCCACAAGTCAAAAAGTTCCTGAAGGGTGATCTTTGCCCTGTCAACATCCCAAGGATCAGAATTGAATTGGGCAAGCAGAATGTTCCCTTCTTCCCGTGTGGCCGTATATCCGATTATGTCAAAGAGGGGGAAACCCCGATCATCATACCCGTGAACGGCGCTTCTGACCATGAACGGACGCCGCCGCTTCCCGGACAACTTTACAACTGAACCATAACCGTTTGGATTTCTCATTTTTTCACCTTAACTTTCAAAAATAGGTAGACTTCCCCCGGAACAGGTGATAAAATGATCTTGTGTGCGGATCATTGGGCCTGTTCCCGATGGTTGCCCCAGCCGTTTCCGGTGTGCAAGACCGGGAGCGGCTTTTTTTTTATCTTGAATGAATGTTGAATGAAGAAAAATGGCTTGAAATCAAGGCTTTTTATGGTTCCTTCAACATCTTCAAGATGTTTTTATTACTTAAAAAAGAAAGAAAAATAAATAAAAGGAATGAAGAAGAATTATGAAGAAGTAATGGTTTGATCTTGAATGTTGAAGGATTCCAGAAAAACCCTTGAAATGAAAGGCTTTGCGGCCCTTCAACATGATTAAAGGGAATATGATTGGGGGTTGGATGCTTTCAATGCGATTTCTTTTTGAAGGTTCAGGAATTTCCCATATTCTGAAGCGGTTCCCCAAAATGCCAAATATTTTTCAGCGCCTTCCTTGGAAGTATAGTCCACCACCAAATAGAATTTATCAACACCCTTCATCTTGGAAGTGGAAACAGCATGACCATGATACTTCAACATGAAATCCGGTTCACGCAGAACAGAAAAATTCTTGATTTGGGCCACCGGGAGAGTGATTACAACATCCGGGTTGATGCGGTTGATCTTCAAGGCGGTTTCATCTAATTCAAGGCCACAAGGGTTGTTTGTTGGGAAATCCAGTCCTTCATAATGAATGGCCCGGATGCCGGGAAGAACGCTGTGTTTTTTGATACCAAACATCATTCATCATCCTTTCTTTCATAGTAATTGAAATCAACATACCAAACATTCCCTATGCTGTGTGTGATGCACGGGGGGTTTTCTGATATTCGGCTTTTGCGGCAATGAAAACCGCATAATCCAGCAATACCTTTCTTCCTTCTTCATTCAGTTCATCAAACAGGCGGGATAATTTGGCCGCTTCAGGATCAATAGGCTTTGCGTTGGAAGGATCGGGGTTTCGGAGATCAGGCCCACACCGTTCCATAGGGCAATCATAACCCATCAACCATGCTTCATTTACATCCAGCGCCACCGCGAGTTTGTGCAAGGCTTCCTGTTTGGCTTCATATTTTCCGCTGACATATTGGGTGATCCCGGATTTAGTGATTCCTGACTTTCGGGCCAATTCCACCTGATTCATGCCTAACCGATCCATGGCTTCCTTCAGGCGTTTTGCAAATTTCACCTTGGAATCTTCAGGATTTGCCATTTTAAGTTCCCCCTTTCAAGAAATTGAACATATTATAAAACATTCTTGAACCCTTTTCAAGAGTAGCAAAAACATTTTCAAGAATATTTGAAAAAAGTTCTTGACATTGGCGGTTCAAGATGCTACACTTGCCATAGTCAGGAACTTGAACCGTACATGAAAGGAAGGTGAACTTGATGCCGCAATACGCAATTCTTGAAGGCAACATGGAACGCCTGATGAAGAAGATTACCCGGATTCAGAACAAATGCCGCAAGTTTGGATGTGATTTCCACTTTGCGGAAGTGGGTGAAGAATTTCGGGAAGTCAAGGATGATTGTGGTGAAATCCGTTTGGCCCGTTTCGTTATGGTTGAAGCTGAAGGCACCGCCATTGTGAACGGTTGGAAGTTCATTGCTTCCGTAGAGCATACCGACAAAGGCAACATCATCCGTTCCGCCTGTGATGTGGAAGTCCCCGCCCGATATTATGATTCCAACCCGGTGTGTGAGCATTGCAACAGCCGCCGTTATCGGAAGGACACCTTCATTGTGATGAATGAAGAAACCGGGGAGTTCAAACAGGTTGGGAAAAGTTGCCTTTGTGATTTTACTCACGGTATGAGCGCGGAAGGGGTTGCTTCCTATACCGCTTTGTTCGATGAATTGATCCAAGGGGAAGCCCCCATGGAAGGGTGTTGGGGTGAACGGTACTTTGAAACCGCTGAATTTCTTCAGTATGTCGCTGAAACCATCCGGGCCTTTGGTTATCGAAAAAATGATCCTTATTCTTCCGAGCGTTCCACCCGTGACCGCGCTTCCGATTACATCATTTTGGATCACGGCGGATTCCGGGGTATGTATGATGAAGCGATTCGGGAAACCCTTCAGGCGGAAATGGAAAGCGTTTCTTTTGATGCGGATCGGCCTGATATGGTGAAGCTGGCGAAAGATGCCCGTGCATGGGCGCTGGCCCAACCAGAAGAAAACAACTATATGCACAATCTGATCACCGCTTGCAAACTGGATCGAATTTCAGCCAAACACTTTGGGATTCTTGCAAGTCTGTTTCCCACCTATAACCGGGAATTAGAGTATCAGGCACGAAAGGCCGCTGAAGAAGCAAAACGGAAAGCAGAACAGGAACGGGGCCTGAAATCTGAATGGGTTGGGAATGTCAAGGATCGGATTACAGTTCCGGTTGAATCCTTCAAATGTGTGACAAGTTGGGAAACCGATTATGGAATCACCCGGATTTATAAAATTCTGGATGCTTCCGGGAATGTGTTCACTTGGAAAACCGGAACCTTTCTTGAAGAAGGGATTAAGAGTATCACCGGCACCATCAAAGCCCACAATGAATTTCGTGGTGTAAAACAAACTGAATTGACAAGATGCCGGGTTGCTTAAACGGCAACCCGGCCCCGGAAAGGGGAATGAACATGGTTAGTCTGAAACCCGTTATTGAAGAACTTGAAGTTCTGTTTGACAAGTTCAACAAAGCCTTCTTTGAAAGCAAGCTGGAAAAGCCCGTGATCACCGTTTCCCCTGATTCCACCCGTGGGGCCTATGGTTGGTGTACCGGCTGGAAGGCTTGGAAAAACGGTTCTGAAGGTGAAGGGTTCTATGAAATCAACCTTTGTGCTGAATACCTGAACCGGCCATTTGAAGAAACCTGTTCCACCCTGATCCATGAAATGTGCCACCTGTGGAACCTTCAGGAAGGGGTTCAGGACACAAGCCGGGGCGGAACCTATCACAACAAACGCTTCAAGGAAGCCGCTGAAGCCCACGGCCTGACCGTGGAAAAGACTGTGAAAAACGGTTGGAGCAAAACCACCCTGACACCGGAAACTGAAGCCTTTGTGAAGGGCATGGAAAAGCAAGCCTTCAGCCTTGTCCGCCCTAAAGTTGGCGGGTTGAAGGGTGCTTCCAAGAAGCAGAGTTCCAGAAAGTATGTTTGCCCCTGTTGCGGTGCAATCATCCGGGCCACAAAGGAAGTGAATGTGATCTGTGGTGATTGTGAAGTTTCCTTTGAAGAATCGGAGGATTGAACCATGTATGAACTTGAACTGATCGACAAGCCGCATGACGGGCCGGGGCCGGTTTACCATGACACCCCGATCCCACCAAGGAAAGGAGAACCGACAATGTACCGTGTGGAATGGAACGATTTTGAAGGCAACCTTCACCAGATGGATTTTGAAAAGGCCCGTGATGCCTACGATGAAGCCAAGGCCCTGAAAATCAAGTTTGATTATGTGGTTTGGGGTGAGGTTGAACACCTGTATTCCGTGGGCATGGTTGACCGGGAAACCAATGAAAAGGTGAATCTGAAGGTGTGGGCCACCAATACCGACAATGCCACCCACAAGATCACCAATGCCTTGTTTGGTGCCTATGGCCCCTATCGCTGGACAGGAAGCGGCCCCATTTACCGGAACAATGAACTTGTGACCCGGATCAGGCCACATTCCGATTTTGATTAAATCCCGCCTGATGATGGCCCCGGTGGTTCCGGGCCGAAATCCCCCGCTTGGGGGATCGTGGGAAACCACAATCTGATGAAAGGATGTGAAAGAATGGCTTTCAACTATTCCAAGTTGCGGGGGCGTATTCGGGAGAAGTTCGGCGCTGAAGGCCGCTTTGCGGATGCTATGGGCATGAGTAAGCAAACCCTTTCCGCCAAACTGAACAACCGGATTCAGTTCACCGCTGATGAAATCCGTTCGGGGGTTTCCTTGCTTGAAATTTCCACGGATCAGATTCCCGCCTATTTTTTTGCGGAAGAAGTTCAAGTTCCTTAACTTTTTGAAAATGGAGGTTCAACAATGAAAACTTTTGCGGATCGTTTGAAGTGTGCCATGGGTGAAGCGGGGTTGACACAATCGGCCCTTTCCGAAAAAACCGGCGCTTCCAAGGCCGCTGTTTCCCAATATCTTTCCGGGAAGAACACCCCCGCCCCTGATCGGGTGAAAGCCCTTGCAGATGCCACCGGCGTTTCCTTTGATTACCTGATGGGGTATGAGGACAGCACCAGCAAGGTGGAGCCGCCCCCGGTGAAGAAGATCACGATCAAAGCCGCCGCCCGGTGCTTGGGCAAATCGGAACAGTTTGTTCGGATCGGCCTTCAGCGTGAACGGTTGCCCTTCGGAAGTGCGGTTCCGGGTTCCGGGAATAACTGGAACTATTACATTAACCCGGCAAGGTTCCGGGATTATGTGGGGGCAGATCGGTTCAATGAATTTTTTGGGTTGACCGCATGATCACCCGATATGAACACCAACAGAAGGCCCTTGACCTGACAGAAGGCCATAACCGGTGCGCCTATTACCTTGATATGGGCTTGGGGAAAACCTTTGTTGGTTCTGAAAAAGCGGTGATGTTCCCCAACAAAATCTTGGTGGTTTGTCAACATTCCAAACTTCAGGATTGGCGGGATCACTTCGGCATGAACTACCCCTTGACTGTGTTTGACCTGACAAGCAAAAAACAGCTTCAGGAATTTATGGACGGGATCGGAAAGTGTGTTGGCGTGATCAACTATGACCTGATTTTCAGGCGGAAGATTTTGAAAACACTTTCCGGGTTCACCCTGATTCTGGATGAAAGTTCCCTGATCCAGAATGAAACCACCAAACGATCCAGCTTCATTCTTTCAATGAACCCCGAAAATGTGATCCTTCTTTCCGGTACACCCACCGGGGGCAAATATGAAAAGCTGTGGAGCCAATGCCGCCTTTTGGGATGGAGAATCAGCAAGGAACTATTCTGGAAACAGTATGTGGAAACAGAATGGGTGGAAGAAGATGGGTTTTGGCGTCAAGCTGTAACCGGTTACAAGAATGTTGACCGCTTGAAGGAAAAACTGGCCCAACATGGGGCGGTGTTTATGACTACCGATGAAGCCGGTATTGACCTTCCCGCCCGGAACTGGATCAAGATCAGAACACAACCTTCCTCCTGTTATCAGAAGTTCAGGAAAGAACGGGTTGTTTCCATCGACACGGTGAACCTGATGGAATTTGAACTGGATGATGATTTCTATGGTTCAAATGCCCATTGTGAAAAGGAACTGATTGGAGATACCGCCCTAACCCGCCGCCTGTATTCCCGGCAATTGTGCGGCCTGTATAACAAGGCCCGTTATGAAGCCTTCAGGGATTTGGTGGAAAGCACGGAAGATCGGCTGATTGTGTTCTATAACTTCACGGAAGAAATGGAGCGGATGCGGAATATTGTGGTTCCCATGAAACGGCCCATTTCCATTCTGAATGGTGAAATCAAAGACCTTGACGCCTACAAATACCGATCTAATTCCGTGACCTTTGTTCAATATCAGGCCGGGGCCATGGGCGGGAACTTCCAGAAGGCAAACAAGATCATTTATTTTTCCCTTCCTGAAGGTTGGGAATTATGGGAGCAATCCCAAAAGCGTATTCACCGGATTGGACAAGACCGGCCCTGTTTCTATTATCTGTTGATCAGTCCCGGAACCGTGGAAGAAGATATTCTTGCCACCTTGCAACTACGAAAGGATTACAACGATGAATTATTTAGAAAGTATGAGAAAGCGCCGGGAAGCTATGAAGGCCCGATATAGGAAACGGTGCTTTGTGGCCCTGTTTATCGGCCTTGTGGCGGGGTTCCTATTCGGATGTGGAATTTGCCGGGGAACGGCTAAAAGCCCCGCCACAGCCACGCTGGAAGCCGCTGTGGGGCCTGTGGTGCAAGCCGCCGTAAATTACCCGGAACCGGAACGGTTGGTGTTCATTTCCCCTGACCCGATCCCGGAATCCGTGGAGCCTGAACCGGCAAAAAAAAATCTGTTGGGTACATACCGGATCACCGCCTATTGTTCCTGTGAAATCTGTTGCGGGGAATGGGCAAAGAACCGGCCCAATGGGATTGTGTACGGGGCGGCGGGTGTGGAACTGAAGCCCGGTGTTTCCTGTGCGTCAACCCTTCCCTTTGGAACCGTGCTGGAAATTGACGGGATCGGGGAAAGAGTGGTTCAGGATCGAACATCCCAATGGGTGATTGACCTGTACGGCGAAAACCTGATTGATCTGTATTTTGACGATCATCAAGCCGCACTGAATTTTGGGGTGAAATATCTTGAAGTTTATGAAAAGGAAGTGAATCCATGATTTCTTGTAAGAATGTTTGCCCTTTGGCAAAGTTCAACGGATGTTGTTGGAGTTGCCCCCATTTTGAGGGATGCCCGGAAGCCTGTGAAGAAAAACCGGCCCAATGCGGGGAAGCGGTTTTTGACGAGGAAACCGGCCTTCAGGTTTTCAAGGAATCCCAGCTTGACACCCTGAACGCCATTGCTTCCCTGACCATGCACAAGAAGGCTATTGAGGAACAGGAAAAGGCCATGAAAGCGGCCCTTTATGAAGCCATGGAAAAATATGGGGTGAAGAAGTTTGAATCGGATGTTCTGAACCTGACCATGGTTTACCCCACCACAAGCACCAGCGTTGATTCCGCAAAGCTGAAGAAGAAATACCCCGAAATCTTTGCAGAGTGTTCTAAAACCACCGCCAAATCCGGGTATGTCAAGATCACCTTGAAGGACGGTGAAAAGGATGCCTGAACAGGAACAGGAAATTTTATCCGGGAAAGATCGGGATGCGTTCATTTCTGACACGGCGGAGATCACCACCGATTTAATTCATAAGTTGGTGGAAATGGCGGACAAACACAATGTTGATTGTGATAATGCCGTTCAATACTTCGCTTCCATGTTCAAGATGATGGTGGAAATCAGCACCTTTGAAAACTACGGAAAGGGTGAAGCCGCCGATGATCATTAAATGGCACCCTTGCCCGGAACATCCAAACTATGAGATCAACCGCATGGGTCAAATCCGTTCTGTGAAAACTGGAAAGCTGTTGGCACCCTATGACGATGGTTCCGGTTATTTGCGGGTGAAGCTGGATGGGATGAATTGCCGGTTACATATCCTTGTGGCGCTGGCCTTCATTCCCAACCCGGACGGGAAACCCGTGGTGAATCACAAGGGCGGTGACAAGCATGATTGCCGTGCTTCCCAGCTTGAATGGGCCACCATTTCCGAAAACACAAAACACGCATGGGATCACGGGTTGATCCAGCGGGGGGGGGGTGAAAAGGC